AGACAGCAAGCATATGGTTGTTACAGACAACACAAATATTGATATTGCTATATCTGACGCAATGTCAATGATTGAAGAAAACGGCTATGACCCGTCGGGATTTGTTGGACGTATCGGCGTTAAGAATATGCTAAGAAAGCTACGTGACGCAAACGGCGCACCTGCATATGTCAACGGTACAACAGGCGGTGAGCTGTACGGTCAGCCTATCGAATTTGTACGTAACGGTGCGTGGGACAATAAACGTGCCGATATTATCACAGGTAATTTTAAATATGCCGTTGTCGGTATGCGTGCAGGTATTAATTACGAAATTCTTACAGAGGCAACACTACAAGGCACTCTTGACAGTGACGGTAAACCGCTATCACTTGCCGAGCAAGATATGGTTGCAATCAAGGCTACTATGCGTTTAGGTTTCCTTGTTGTCAAGGACGACGCATTTGCCGCATTTAAGAACGGTGTTCCGGCGATTGGTGAATTGGACGTTGAATCGGTTGCCGGCACAACAGGCAACACTGTTATTACGGTATCGCCAAAGCCTATCGGCGGTCACAAGTTGGTTTACAAGACTGCCGCAAGCACCGCTCCAAGTGTTGCGTATGACGACGATTTGTCGAAGTGGACAGAGTTTAACAACGGTGACGAAATCACTGCGACAAACGGTCACAAGATTACAGTTGCGGAAGTTACCGCAGACGGCAAAGCGAGAAAGTCGGGCAGTGCCGACGTTGTAAGCGGTGAATAATATGGAACAGTTGGGGACACTAAAAATGTTGTTGGGAATTAAGGACGACGAGCAAGACAGCTTGTTGTCCTTTTTGATTGAGGACACGGTTAATATGATTATGGCGTATTGTCATATTGATGTACTGCCACGTCAGCTTGAAAGCCTTGTTCCGAAGATTGCGGCGGATATGTACAGGGCGAAAGGTTACGGGGACAGTAAAAGTCCCGAAGTAGTCAAGAGCATAAGTGAGGGCGAACGTTCCGTCACATATGCCGAAAATGATAATGATGAGATTTTCAGCAATTATTATAAACGTCTTGACCCGTTCCGCAAACGAAAGGGGCGTGTTCCGAGTGATGTCGGTATTCAGTAGGTTTTATAATAAAGACGTCATAATTGCAGAATACGAGATTGACGACTATACAGGCAAAGCTGAAAAGACGGTATTATCCGAAATCAAAGCCGATATACAACCGTACAGTGGTGGCAGAGCAAGAGAAGAATACGGTCTTGATATAGAATGTCAAATGCGTATGTTCTGCGATATGTCAGACGACGTAAAGGTCGGTAACAGGGTTGAATATGACGGCGATATATATGATATAACATATGTGCAGAAATGGGACAGCGGTTTGGTAGCAATGCTTGAGAGGAGTAGGCTGAAATGAATTTTTCAATCGAGGGGATAGACGACGTTGTTGACAAGCTGACACAGTATGCGTCGGGCGATAAAATACAGCGAGGTTTGGCAATGGCGGGTGAAGTCGTAAGAGCGCACGCAGTGGCAAACTGTCCTGTTGCAACAGGGCGATTAAAAGGCAGTATCGTAAGCCAAGTGGACGGTGACAGTGTTGCAATCGGTCCGACTGCCGATTACGGTATTTATGTCGAATTCGGCACAGGCTCAAAGGGCGACAAATCTGTTTCGCATACGTCAAAAAGGCACTGGACGTATTACAGTGGCGGTCGATTTTACACAACGTCGGGGCAAGCACCACAGCCGTTCCTCGTACCTGCACTGAAAAATAACATCAGCGAGATAATCGCTAAGTTTAAGGAGGTGTATAACTCGTGAAACGAGTTATAGCGAGCAAATACGAAGTATTTGTGTTAGCGTAGGGAGGGTGATACGGTGTTTGATATTGGTTTGGAATTGCGGAACATTTTAAAGCAAATAGACGGTGTAAGTGTATGTTTTGCATATCCCGATAATTTTAATAAATTGCCTGCAATAGCATATTACACACTAACGGACAAAGGCTCAATGTCATATGACAATACGGTTGTTACGAATGATACGACTGTTCAGATTGATATTTACGCCGATTATCCGCAAACGTGTTTTGAATTGTCGGAGAGGGTATATAAATTGTTGACTGATAATGAATATTATCACGAAATGACAATGGACGTACCAAATCCCGATGATAAAAGCATAAAACATAGGACAATGAGATTTACGAAAGTAGTAGAAAGGAATGATTGATTTATGGCAAATACAGAGAAAAGAAAACCACTACCTACAATAGGTGTGGACAAGTACACATTTTTCGCAGTTAAAACAGACACATCAGAGGGCGCAACATATGGTGACCCGTATAATTTAAGAGGTACTGTCGAAATTGCACCGACAGACGCAGGCGGCAGTGATGTTTTTGATGCCGATAACGGTGCGTATGAAACATCAAACTACATTGAAAAATTAGGTCACGACATCACAAATGCCGATATTCCACCGGAAGTTGATTCAATGTGGCGTGGACTGACACAAAAAGACGGTGTAGTAGAGGTCGGCAACGATACAAAAACAGTTTATTTCGGTGTTGCGTGGAGAATTATGAAGTCTGACGGCTCATACCGTTATGTGAGATATTACAAGGGTTCGTACAGCTTTGCGTCAAACGTAGGCGGTAAGACTAAAGCGTCAAGCGGTGCGCCTGAAAAGCAAACTGCAAAGGCTACATACACAGCCGTACAACGTGATTTTGACAACAACTATTACGCATACTTTGACGAAAGCGATTTGCCGGAGGGCGTTACAAAGACAGAACTTGAAGAAAACTGGTTTAAGGATATGAACTACTATCCTGTAAAGAAAGCACTGTAAAATAAACGTAATTTGACATTATATGAGGTATAGTGTAGAATAAAAATAGGCTGAAAAGCCTTGATATATGGAGAGCGGTGGCGGCTCTGTTTCGGAAAGGAAATATTATGAGTGAAACCACAATACAACTTGTATTGATTTTGCTTATTGTATGGATATTAAAGAAATAACCGCCCTAACGCAATAGGACGGTTATTTGGGTAGAAAATATTTTCTACACTAAATATAAACTAATGTATTAGAAACGGCTGTTTACCGTTCCTCTTATATCTAAATTATAACACAATAAAAAATGTATGTCAAGCACGCATATAGCGTGCTTTTTGTATGCAATGAATTAGGAGGAATATTATGCAACACACATTAACATTTAAACACGATAATAAAAAATACGTTTCAAAGCCGTTCGACTTTGAGGCAATGTGTATTATTAATGACGCACATAACGATGAAAATAAAAACGGACCGTTAAATATCTGCCGAGAGGCGGTGGACTATATGTTCGAGGGAACGGACGCAACGCAGGATATTATTGATGCCATTGATGTAGGCACACATTCAAGACTATGTATGGAATTATGGAAATTCTATATAGACGCGCTGACAACAAAAAACGAGTAAAGGGCAGTAATTCCTCAAAAAGCCAACCACTGCGTACTTTGTACGCAGATTGGTTTAGGCAAAGAGGGTTATTGCCGAATGTAATATCAAAGCAAAATCCGTTTGTTTTGTTTAAAATGATAGACGATTTGGAAGATGATACGGAAGAGGTCTATACAGGAAACGACCCGTATTTAAAAATGTTTTATGGAATGTAGTGAGGTGATTTGTAGTGGCTGACGCGGCGGAATTAGTAGTAAGAATAAGAGGTGATGCGTCGGATTTAGAGGCAACAATAAGCGGTGTATCGCAACAACTCGAAGAATTGGAACGAACACAAAGCAATACAAAAGGTGTGAAAGGTGTAAGAGAAAGCACAAGTGCATATCAAGGTCTTGCAAGTCAGCTTAAAGATACCGGAAAAGGTATAAAAGAAGTCGGCGAAAATATTGACACGATAACAAAACCGATACAATACGCATCAACGGCTCTTGCCGCAGGCGGTGTCGCAAGTGCGAAGTTTGCAATAGATTTTGAGGATAGTTTTGCCGGAGTTAAAAAGACGGTTGACGCTACACCGGAACAGTTATCAAAAATAAAGCAAGGCATTATTGATTTGTCAACAACAGGTATTGACGGCAGGGGCGCGATACCACAAACAACGACTGAACTAAACGAACTTGCGGCGGCGGGCGGTCAGTTGGGTATATCACAAGAAAACATTATCGACTTTACGGAAGTAATGGCACAAATGGGTTCAGCCACAAACCTTGTCGGCGAAGAAGGCGCGGCTACACTTGCCCGATTTATGAATGTAATGGGTACAAGTCAAGGCGAAATTCGTAATATCGGCAGTGCAATCGTTGATTTGGGTAACAATAGTGCCACAACTGAATCGGAAATCGCGGAAATGGCATTGCGTATAGGTAAATACGGTTCATCTGTACGAATGTCAGCGGCGGACGTGTTGGGTTATTCCGCAGCATTGTCCTCATTGGGAATTGAGGCACAAATGGGCGGTAGTGCGATAGGTCGTACGTGGCTATCTATCGAAAAAGCGGTTGCAAACGGCGGTGAAGGTTTAAAAGCATTCGCAAAGTACAGCGGTAAGAGTGCGGAAGAATTTAAAGAGCAGTGGAATACTGACAGCTCCGGTGCATTTAACGGACTGTTAAAAGGCTTGCAGTCTGCCGAAAATCTAACTGTTGCGTTAGACGATTTAGGCATAAACAATACACAGGATATACAGGCTATGATGGCATTAGTCAACGGTTATGATTTAGTAACAGAGAGTGTCAATCGTTCAAACACCGCATACCAAGAAAATACGGCATTGCAAGAAGAATTTAACGCCAAAAACGAAACAACCGCATCACAAATGCAGATTGCAAAACAGAATATAATTGAGGCGGCAAGAGGTATCGGCGAAACAATGTTGCCGTCAATCAAAGACGCAAGCACCACGGTAGCCGATTTTGCAAAAGGTTTGTCGCAAATGTCAGACGAGCAAAAGCGTACTGTAGTTAATACGGGCGCTACGGTCATTGCTTTAGGTGCATTGTCAAAAGTCGGTGTCGGAGTGATTAAGGGTGCAGGCGATTTTGTTGAGGGATTAGGAGTAATCAGCGATAAATTGCCTATTATAGCAGACGCAACGTCAGCGATAAAAGTATCGACTGCGGGGTTAGGCAGTTCATTTTCTGCATTAGCGCCGATATTCGGTGCAGTATTAGCGCCTGCGGCGGTTGTTGCAGGGTATAAGGTTGTTGCCGACCACGTTACAGAGGCTATTGAAAACAACGCAAAATTGGGTCAAAGCTACAAGGAATTATATTCTCAGTGGCAAGACGCAGACAACCAAGTTTCGCATTTGGAAAATCTGCGAAGTGAATACGAAAAACTAAACGAATCAATCAACAGCGGTACATTAAATCCCGAAGAACTTGAAAGCGCCAAGAACCGCATAAATGATATTATGCAGGAAATCAAGGCGACTACAAATGATGATACCATAAAATTAATGATTGATACGGGCGAATTTGACACCGCACTTGCAATGGCGGTTTCAAACGCCAAAGACAGTGCGAATGAAATCAAAGACGCATTGGATTTAACATCAGGTAAAAAGGCACAAAAAGCAGTTTCAGAGGGGTACGACGCACTTCAAAAAGGTAGTTCTTATGGTGCTGATTATAAAAACCAACAAGAAGAAATGCGTGGGTGGTTGCAACAAGCAACAGACTACAAGACGCAGTATAAAGCAATAGTTGATGAAATGAACGCCGCATATAAAGACGGAAGTTCCGAGAGAATAAAGGCGGCGGCATTAGAAAGACAATCATTTATAAATGGTTTAAAAGACAGTGATTTTACTAAGGCATATGAAAAATTTACAGGAAGTACGTTTAAATTCGGTGATGTAGACGAAGTAATACAAGAAATACAAAATGTATCAAATGCGTATCGTGAAATAAGTGATAACATTGAAAGCATGGACGAACGAGCCAAGAACGGCAGAGAATCACTACAAGCTATGGCAGAAGTCGCAACAACGGACGCTATGAATTTAAACGGCTTTAAGGATATGCAGGAAGTCTTTGAAAGCGGCGGTAATGCTGTAGATTTAGTATGCAAACAAATCAAATCAACTATGACTGATTTGGGGTTTGAAAATCAAGACATTGCCGCACAAATAGCGCTGTTTAAAAACGGTTTTCAAGACCTACAAGGTGCAATTAATAATAACGCATTAGACGCTGTTGTAAATGATTTTGTCAAACAAGGTAAAGAAATCGGACTAACGTCAGAGGAAATAGTCACGAAAGCCGCATTAATGAAAAACGGTTTTTCTGATATTCAACAGGCTGTAGCGTCGGGTGATGTAAGTGGTTTAGTGAAAGACCTATCAAGTTTAGGTGGCGATTTGGGACTAAGCACAGAGCAAGTTGACGCATTGGCGCACAGTTTGGGATTATTGCCTGAGGATAAACATATTGAAATTGACGCAAGCGGTGATGTGTCTGCAATCGAGAACGCAAAAAATGCTGTCGAGGAAATAAATAACGCAGGCAATGTACAATTACAAGTCAGTGCCGAGGGTGATATTTCTGTATTAGATACGGCTGATGAAAAATTAAAAGAACTTGTCAAAAATAACGAAGTTCAGATTAAATTTAATATTGATACAGGCGGTTTTGATATTAATGATTTGAATGGTAATAAGTTGGGTGAAATCACTGCAACGGGTAAAGTCATATGGACTAATGATAGCACAGAACCCGACAACTATACAGCACCACCAAAAGAGGGAAATGTTACATTTACAAAAGACAGTGCAGAACCCGACGGCTATCAACCCGAAGACAAATTTGCAACGGTTCATTATACTGTTTCTGTTGAGGGTTCGTCCATAGAGGGACTAAGCGATAAAAGTGCTCCTGCGGCACGTTTTGGCAGTACGGGAACGTTCGTCAAAAAGAAAGTCGCAAAAGGTACGCAGAACTTCGAGGGCGGTTTGGCAATGGTTAATGATGAAAAGGGTATATCTGACCCACGAGAATTAATCGTTGACAAAGGACGTGCATTTATACCACAGGGCAAGGACGTGTTGTTGCCATTGTCAAAGGGCGCAAAGGTGTACACAGCGTCACAAACCAAGGCGATAATGTCGGGTATGGGTATACCGCATTACGCAACAGGAAAAGACAATTCGGATGCGTTTACATCAGCCAAGGACGATTGGACGCATTACACAAAAACGCACGCAGTAACGACTGCACAAGAACTTGAAAAGTGGTTAGAATTTCAAGAGAAATTCAAATCGAACGACAAGGATATTGCCGATATAGAGGAACAAATTTTCTCTATTATGCAGAAACAGACGAAAGAGTTCAACGAACAGTCAAAGGCATACCTTGAAAAACACAGCGCTATAAACGATTGGGGTGATAACGGCGACACACCGCTTGACGCTTTCAAACGTATAAAAGACAGAAATTATCAAGATTTACAAGACGCAAAAATCACTTGGGACGATTATGTTGACAACGTGTCGGACGCAGGCGAAACGCTTTATGACGATATGAAAAGTTACTCTGACAGTTGGCTTGAACATCAGCAGAAGTATCACAATATGTCGATAGACGACTACATTGCGGGTATCGACAGAGAGGCGGAACGTCTTGAAGAATTTTATGCAAATGACGTTATTAATTATCAAAAATACGTCGAGGAAAAACAGACACTTGAAGAAAAACGTTATGACGCAGTGGCTCAAAAGAATGCTGACGAGTATTCGGCATGGCAAAAGGACGCAGACGCTTGGCAGGAGTTAAGAAGTACATATGATGATTGGGATAAGTACGGTGACAGTGAGGAAGATTTTCTAAAACGCAAAATTGACCGAGTAAAAGAGTTTTACAATGCGGGTAAAATCAGTTTTGAGGAATTTATTGACGACACAAACAAGTACAGTATGGAACTGTACAAGTCGCAATCAAGTGCGGTTGACGAACTGCTCCAAAAGCAACAAGACTATATTTCAAAT